TCTTGCTATCGGTGCAGCCGCTACCGAAGGTATCTCGGTTGGTTCTCAGTTCGCAGGTTTTGGCCAGACGGCTCTGACTGCTGGATCAGGTCTTACCCTCGCAAAGCTCAAGGCTCTTCGCACAACTATGCTGCAACTTGAAGCAATGAGTCAGGACACTGTTCTGAATTGCTTCATCACTGCAAAACAGTTTGAAGACCTCTTGGGCATTGATGAAGTAATCAACTCCGACTACGCGGTCAAGAAAAGCCTCGCGGAAGGAAATGTGACCAGCTTCATGGGCTACCGCTTCATCCACTCGGAACGTCTACCACTTGCTGGTAGCGAACGCCGTTGCCTCGTAACACTTCCCAAGGCCTACAAGCAAGTGCTTGGTGTGCAAACTGGTGGTGACATGTGGCGCTTGACTGGCAAGAAGAAGATTCCTTATATCTACTTCAAGCTTTGCATCGGCGGCTCTCGTATGTGGGGTGAAAACACCGCAGAAATTCGCTGTGAAGAAGGCTAACCCTCAACCCAAGGAACAACTATTATGAGTAAGGCAACTACCTTCACCTATCAGTCGAACGAGGTAACTCAAGCGACTTCAACCGATCATACGCCACTCTCGCCCACCGACAAAGGTGGCCGAGTGCGTATCGCTCGTTTCTCTGTAGCCACTACTGCTGTCGCAGCTGATGGTTCGACCATTGAGGCTATTCGTGATCTACCCACTTCGGGTGTGATCATCGGATATGGTATCTCATGGGCCGACTTTGATCTCGGCGCAGGCTCACTGGAGCTTGGCATGGATGACGGCACAGCTGTCCCAGAAGCACTTATCGCAGCATCAGCTATTGATACATCTTCTGCTGGCACACTGTCTGGTCTTTTTGCCGAACCTGTGGTTTTGGACGCACCTACATCCATTTACATCACGCTTAACGCGGGAGCTGCGGCTGAGGGGGGCGCGGTAAGTGGTTATGTGCTCTACGTCGATAACAGCTAACCGATTTGCCCCTCCTCATTAGTGGGGAGGGGCATTTTTTTTTAATATGTCCACAAATCTTGAGATAGCCAACAGAGCGATACGTGAGGTCGGAGGCCGACCAATCACAGCCTTGGACGCTGTCAACTCCACTGCAAATATTGCGAACGATGCGATCCTCTTCAGTGTTGAAGAGGTGCTATCCGAATATGAGTGGCCAATCAATACCGTCACGGAGACCTCCACTGGTGTAACCACAGGACTCCCCGACACTAAATTTGCATACAACCACGACCTGACCGCACTGGCGAACACCGTGGATCGTGTCGTCGGCATTGCTGACACCGAAGGACACCCCCACTACACCCATCGACTCGAAGGAACATCGCTCCATGCAGACGAGGAAACTCTCTTCATCCGATACACCTTCCCAATGACCGATGTGGCCACGATGCCTCCATATCTGTCGCAGGTCATCGCAGCCCATCTTGCAAAGGAGATCTGCATACCACTTTCAGGCGACCAAGGACGCAAAGAAATACTTGAGGAGCGATACATCAAGCTCCTTGGTAAGGCCAAGACCCAAGTGTCCCGCCAGCGTCCGCCCCAGTCCTTCTTCGACGACACATCCTCCCAATATTTAGAAGCGCACAACACGTATGGCGACGTATAACACAGTCAACACAGATTTCACTGGGGGTCTTATGGACCCTCATTTGCGTGGACGTATGGACTTGGAGAAATTCAATAAAGGGCTCCAGCGAATTGAAAACTTTCTTCCCTCGATCCAAGGACCCGTTCGGTTTCGCGAAGGAACACAGTGGATTGATGACGCACAGGCCACAGGTAATGTTCGCCTGATTGATTTCTCAATCAACAACGAGAATCGCTACCTGATTGGACTGTCATCTCAGCGAATCAATATTTACGACCGATCTGGTTTGCTTCTTTACGAGCGCACAACGGACACAGACGATGCTGCACTCCCATGGAGCAACTCAGAAATCTTGGATATCCGTTACAGCCGCGAAGTGGAGAAGATGATCTTGACCCACAAGAACCATCCACCCTATGAGCTTTCGGCCAACACGGTATTTGATTCGATTCAACTCTTTTCAAATGACACTTACATCACGTCCAGTGCATCAGGAGATGCTGACGCAACATGGGATATCGTTGCAGCTACCGATCCTGCGGAATACGAAGAACGTGGGGCTGGAACCATGGTTATCGAATATAACTCTGGCGCAGGGCAGTATCAGATGCTGGATGCGACAGGGGGCAACATCATGTATTACGTTGTGGCGTCAGGAACGTCGGAGTCTATCCCCCTCTCTGGGTGGGTAACAGGGGACACGGGCACAGATAGCGCCATCGCTATTGAATACGGAACTTACCTCACATCCAACGACAACCCTGTTCAGGATTTGTTTGCAGGCTCTGTGGGCTCCGCTGGTTTGACTCCTTGGGCGGTCTCCAAAGTTAATTTTACATCCCATCCATTCCAGAAAATAGACACCACCGATACGGTAATGAAGCTCACAGGGGAGACAGAGGTTATCAAGCTGGTTTCATCTGATGGGAATGATTTCGCAAGCCTTGCAGCTGACTTGGAAACCACCAACAAGTATGTGGAATACAAAGCAGGCAACCAATGGGGCCTTGCTCGGTTGATCGACTCAAACTACACAGGAGGCACATTCCCCGACCCCACTGGGACCACGGCTTACGCGATCCCCGTGGATAAGGTGGTCAATGTAAACGACCCCTCCACACGCGTAGGGTTTTTCAATGGAATTGACGACACCATAAACGCACTACCGACTTGGCTGGATCGGGACGGCGTCCCTGATGACGAAGTCCACGTTCGTGCTGATTCCCTTACATTCAAGACATCAGACATTGGAGCATGGGTTCGAGTGGGCGGAGATAAGCTCTTCACCAACGTCGTGAACCGTGGTGGGAGCTTCACCGATGACCACTACAACGGTCAGGACGGTAACGTCCGATGGGCCAAGATAATCGACTACCGAGGAGTAGAAGACCACCCCGTTGAGTTTATTGAGGACACACTTGATTCCGATAAATTTGAATCGGGCTCTGTTTATGAGGTGTTTGAATGGGATTCAGGAATCACTGATCTACTGATCTACGACGGCACAGGGAATGATAGATCAGATGGTGATCTATCGGCATTTGTTCAGAAATCTGGTGGTTCATGGCGTTTTGCAATGAACCATGAGATATGGATCAACGCAGGAGCATGGATTACTACTGATGGCTCCGAAGTTCCCCAAGGAACTGTTTACGCGGGTATGCTGATAGCCAACATGTCCACGCAGCGGCAGTTTGATGTGGCCGAGGTGGAAGCGTCCACCATTCGTGTGGAGGGAACAGATTTAATCTCCCCCGCAGGGGACATCTCTGTATACGACCTAGTGACCGATCCAGACGGGGTGGCCACACACACTGGGACCCTGACTGCATCCAAAGATCGGTTCTCCGCTGCGCGGGACATCGGACGGTTTTTCTTTGGTAAGCTCCTTGAAAAATGGGTGCTGATGCAGATCAAAGAATGGACCAGTGATACCACGGCCATAGTGGATATATTCTCTTCCGTTCCCAAGGACAGCCTGACAGGGGATATCACCAACAACGGTGTGTTCACACAGTTTCGCATGGGCGCTTGGTATATTGGGAACTGGCCACTAGCTGTCTCCTACTACGAGCAGCGCCGTGTGTTCGGGGGCTCCAAGAACGACCCGAATCTGATCTGGCTCTCCAAACTGGAGGACGAGGCAGACTTCCGCACAGTGGAAGACGATGGCGATGTTTTAGACACGTCAGGCATCACCTACCAATTAGGCACAGATAGCACCATCATCCGATGGATTGAATCCGGACCGACCATGATCATAGGGACAGAGTCCAATGAGTGGCAGCTACGCCCGAACGAATTTTCCGCAGCCATCACTCCGTCAAACATTCGAATAACACAGGAGACACCTATTGGCTCCATTCTCCAAGGAAAACGGATTGGTGGCTCGGTGTTTTTTCCGCACATCAGCGGTCGGACGCTTATGGAATTCAAGTTCGATTTCCAGTCACAGCAGTTCGTGGTTACTACGGTTACGAAGTTGGTCCCCACACTGTTTGAAAGCGACCCAATTAAAAGCATGTCCTATCAGTTGAACCCAAATGCAACTATCTGGATCATCACTGTAGGCGGCCAACTGTTCTCCCTCACCTATCGCAAAGAGGATGATTATTACGCATGGGCGAAGCACACAACTGACGGGCTCTTCAATGAAGTAGCTGTTCTCACGAAAGGAGACTCAGGATCATCTGAGGATCAGGTGTGGTTCATTGTTTCACGCAACGGGAGCCAATACATGGAACGTCTCGCCCCTTCGTTCCGCGACGACGGGACGGACACCTACAAGAAGGAGGCAGCTTTCCTCGATTCCCATTTACGGAATCCCGCTACAGGATATTTAGAAGCACCTGCAACCACAGTATCAGTTCCTGCTCGCCTAGAATCTGGTGGCTTGGCCAGAGTAGTCGCAGACGGAGTTGATCTGGGACCTCTCCCAGTGATTTCTGGTCAAGTCACCCTTCCTACGGCTGCGACCAAATATACCTTGGTCGGATTGCCTTATACAGGCATTGTTCAGCAGAACCCCTATGCGTTCCAAACACAGGGCGGTTTTGCTTACGGCCAGATCAAGCGTATCGTGTCCATGCGCCCCTATGTCTACAAGAGCCTTGGCTACAAGGTCGGGGTGGCTGAGGACACCATGCAGCAGGCGGACAGCCCCAACGGAAGCCCAGATGATTCAACTACCTCGCTCTACACAGGTTTCATGGAGGAACATGGGGTCATAAATGCACAATTTGGGGTGGACGAATCTCCTTTAATCAAGCACGATCAGCCATACCCACTCACACTCGTGTCTAATGTTCAAAAAATTGAGATAAACTAATATGTCAGGATTCGAAATCCCAGTCATTTTAGCCCTAGCATCTGGAACAGCATCTGCTGCTTCAGGTGTAGTCGGCTATGTTGGGGCGCAAAACCAAGCGAAAGCTATGGAGGGGCAGGCTGAGCGCGCGCAGCAGATGGGTATCTACAACCAATCGGTCGCTCGCAACCAAGGGATCGCTCAGCAGCAGGATTTGAACTACCAGAGCGGTGTGGCCAAGTTCAACCAAGCGCAGGCGCTTCAGGACCGCGACAGACAGATGGGACTGCGCCAAGACTCTCTGGAGAAGGCGCTGGCATCATCCAAGGCTGCGGGGTCACGCAGAGGCACTTTCGATTATTCTTTTGATGACATCCTCCGTGCGGAGGAGGACTTCCAGAACGAGGCGTTCTTGAATGAATTTGCCTCCGCAAGCCAAGAGGCATACGGTTACAGCGCCCAAGCGAAGCAGAACACATTTATGGGCGACCGAGCCATCGAAGTTAGCAATCAACAAGGATTGCTTGCTCGCAACGAAGGCTACGCCCGATCCACCTCACTCAAGAACCAAGCATCCAGCGCCCGAATAGGCTCCTACGGAAAACTGGCTGGTGGTCTCGGTTCCGCAGCTGGGACGATGAGCGGGATTAACTACGGTGGATCATGGAAACCTACAGATTGGAGGATGAGCTAATATGGCACTAAGAATTCAAAGCAACACACCGACCTCTGGACCCGCCAGCGCAGCATCCTTCGGCGTCGGCCTAGCCACTGGCGACGGCGGCGCAGGAGCCATCGCCCAAGGTCTCCGACAGGTCGCTGGGGCGACGGGACAATGGAGCGCGACGTTGGCTAAAAAAAAGGATGCCTCTGAAACTCTTCAAGCAGCTAAAGGTTTCACAAACTGGGAGATTGACCTTAAAGAGAGCTTAAAAGAAGCAGGGGACCTCGACAAGGTTGGTGACCATGCAGGAGCAGAGGCTCTTTATGCGGAAATAGATGCTAAGTTCAACATAAAGAATGAAAAGACATTTAAACACATAGACCACGAAGATTATCGGGGCGATAACGGTGAGCTAAGCGATAAGAAAAAAGAGGCTTATTATTCAAACGTAAGGGGCTCCTTTTACGATAATTATACGTCCGCCATGGATAACCATGAGACACGTAAACTAGCAACACAGAGCCGAGAATTCATTAAAACAGAAGAAGCTAGGCTGGACTTCAGAAATCTTAATGAGAGTAGTCTTTCTCAGGTGGGGACGCAGATCAAGACATACGCCAAGGCTACATCAGAGGCCCAATCACCAGGCGTCGTGGAGGGAATGAAGCAAGTTTTATCCAAGAGGGCTGAAAATAATATCAGCATTCTTCACGACAAGGCACTGGAGTCTGGGGATACAGAAACAATCAATGCTTTCCATGATACATGGACCAAGGCTATTGGTGAGTCAGAGTGGCTATCCGACCCCATCAAAGACTCATTATTGTCTAGGATTGACCCAAAAGAGGGGACGAAAGAATACACAGAGAATGAGGAAAAAATCATTCGAGCCACCCTATCTTCTGCGACGGCGGTTCTCGAAGAGCCGATAAATGATATTCACGCCCAAGGGAATCTTGTCGCGGAGGAATATAGGATAGCTAGGATGCTTGAGAGACACCCTAAAGATAAAAATCTTCAGGCCACTCACGAAATCGTCAAAGCCCGCATCCAGCTCGAAGATACAGAAATTTTAGACAAGGTGCTCCGCCATCCAAATATATCTACTAACCCGTTTTCAGCGCTAGAGAACCGTCTGCCTATGTTTAAATCCATGACTCCTCAAAATCAGAGTCTTTTGATGGCAAATGTTTCAACCGAAGTTGCGAGAAGGCAGACTCTTTTGAAGAATGGCAGATATCAGGAATACGTTGAAACTACAAACCCCCCACTGAAAAACATTTTAGCTAGTGGTGGTCAAATTTACCAGGAGTTCTTGCAGGGTGAAGGCGGCGGTAATCGAGGCTTCGACAACTGGGTGGCTGATTATGACAAGGCGGCAGCGGAAGCCGTAAAGAAGAATCCTGACCTGATGGATCCCGAAGACATGAATCCACTTGTTTCTCCCATGATCGCGTCAGTAGCTCGCGCTCTTTCAGGGAACCCGCAAGCCAGTGAAGGATTGGAAACGGCACAGGCCATTATTCGCGAAACGGTGTTTTATGATCCAGACAGAATGAGATTGTGGGCGCAAACCAATATGAACTCAGCTGATCAGCAGAAACAAAGTGCAGCTATAATGATCTCCTTATCGGAAACATTTGGGACATCGGGCCGTGCTTTATTTGACGCGCAGTTTTTCACGGAAGACTTTCAAAAAATCAACAAAGGTGCAGACAAAGAATCAGCCTCTCCACAGGAGCTACTGTATAATGATGTGATGTCAGAGTTTCTCGCGAAAGACTCCGACTTCAAAGAAAGCCTCCCCAACGCAAACAGAGTAATTCAATACTTTGCTAGAGTGAATGGAGAAGCTGGAATCATAGAAGCGCTTGGTTCATATGTAAAAAAAGCCATACTCACAGGAGACTCATCGGACAAAGAGGATTTGCTGAAGGATGTGGAAAACCTTGCCAGCGGTTTTGGTCGCTACGCAGAAGTCGGAGGACAAGGTTTCTTCATCCCCTCAGATAAGGATACTCCTCAGGTGGGGAGTTGGTGGCAAGCGTTAAGGCCTGATGTGATTAAGCAATCAACTCTAGATAGCCGAGCAGAGGCCGCGACATCTTGGATACTAAATTCTGGAAACAATAAAAACACACTAAATTTCTATGAGTTCAGTAAGACTGACGCAAGTTATAGTGACACGGCTGGAGATATTCGAACGGCTAAGAACCTAAATGAAAATTTCCGACGTGGGCAGACCCAAGAAGAGGTGACCGAGAAGATGATTGAAGACGGAAGCCTTGTACCTTTGTTTTTACGGGACAAAACTGGGCGGGATTATGTTGTTTTCAAATATAGGGAGAATCGCAAGCTCAACACATGGAAATTTGTGCGGCCTGCAAATGGCGGCCCACCTATTCGTGCTTCAGCTGTGGCTTTTTATGGGAAGCTCCACATTCCAAAGATAAACAATTCCTTTGAATCTTATACCTCGCCCTACAGCACCATTCCATTTTAGAACATGTCACTACTTACCCAGCTATCAGGAGAGACCTCCCAATATTCTTCCGCTCGACGATACAATTTTGGTCTTGGGCAACAGCTCGGAGGCTCTCTCACTCTCGGGGCGCAGGAGTCTATTACAGCCACAGGAACACACTTTGCTCGGAAGGTGTGGGCTGGCCATCAGGCTGAGAAGCGGGGCGAGGAAAAGGTTACAGAGGAATATGTAAGGGAAAAATATGGGCGGGATTTTGATTACGACCCAGACGAATATGAGGGCCAGACTGAGCTTCGCTACAACTATTGGTTGCGTAGGCAAAAGGCTGAGCGTCAGTCTCGGACAGATGGAAAATTCGGAGTGGCTGCAAATTTCTTAGCGGGTATGGCAGGAAATGCAATTATGCCTGTGGATGCAGCTATGATGTTTGCACCCACCACAGTCCTCACTACATCACTCAAGGCGGCATCCACTATGCAACGAACTGGCCGATCATTCGCTGGGTTCAGGCGCGCGCTGGACGCAGTTCATCAGTCCGAAAGACTGAACAGACTTACAAAGGTTAGCAGCATGATTGAGAAGTCCCAGCTCACTAAAGGCAACAGGACATTAGGTATGGCGCTTAGGGCAAACGTCAAAATGAACATCGGTGAGCAGGTCATAGAGAATGCGGCTGTGTGGTCGATGTCGGATTACACAGGTCGAGACTACGGTGCTTTGGATATGGTCGCAGACACTGTGTTCGGATCGTTTCTAAATACAGCCATCACATCCGTTGGTGCGATCCGTATGAATGCGGCAGCAAGGCAGTATGGCCGCCAAATTACAGATGAAGCGGCATTCCAAACTTTCCTTAGTGGTGGTCAGTATACCGAGATTCTTCGTGGCACTATGCGTTATGGTGAAGAGTTAGATTTAGCTGTGTCACTAGATCCTGAGATCATAGACATAATGAACAAGCCCATCGCTGATGTAACCAATGAGGAGCAGGCAAGAGTTGCCGAGTTCCTTGATAGGAACTCAGGTGAGATATGGCTGACTAAGCTCCGGGGACTTGTTCCTCTTGATCCAAATAAACCGATCCTTATTGCTCGGCAGGAGCAGGCCGCAAGAATGGAAGCTTTAGTCCGCGCCGAGGCATCTGGAGATTATTCGGGTCTTGGCCAACAGGAGCTAGATATTCTTTTTCAGAGCGGTCGAGAGGTTCCTATGGAGGTTGTAACAGGTGACGCCGCTCAATCAAGCATTCAAG